TTACATGACTATATAATTGTTCGTGTGCCATGATAACATTTTCTCTTAAACTGTTATACATTTTGAACATCTCAAATGTTTCTTGGTCAACTGCAAACATTCTACTATGACAATAAGATGTTCCAATCGTTGTAAGTTGGAAATCTTTTTCCCACTCATCTCTTAATGACATTTCAGTTTTATTGTTATTGCTACTTGTTTCATGCCCTGTAAATTTATTTACTTGGCTTTCCATAGTGTAATAGCTTGGACTTCTTTTGTCGTAGTTTTCATTGATTGCAACATGAAAGTCTGGGTTTAGACCTTTTGCTTTAATCTCATCTCTATAATAAGACCTTGCAAACTTTTCTCCTAAATCAAACTTAACGTGTTGTTCATCAACAATTTGATTTGACTTACCCTCATCATCAGTTTCTATTCTTGGTGGTGCAGTAAAGAAAAAACAATTATCATCAAATAATTGTCCACCACTTGAATTATATTTAGCAATCATACTTCTAATTGTATCTACATCTTCCTGTGGTTGATGATGTCTAACAACTGTTTCAGCTAAAACTTTCATTTTAGTTCTAGCAGTATTATAATCAGCTATTGATTTTTTGTGCAGTTCATACTTTGGACTTGTTTGTTCAAAGTGATTTTGAAATACATCAGCAATAGCTTTTCTCTTTTCTGTATTTAATGTTAGTCTTTTCTCAGTCATTTGTTTTCTCCTGTATTGATTAATTTAAATTGTTTTAACACTTGACAATTAATCTGTCAAGTATTATATAGGAGATATTCCCTTTTGCTAATATACGGAATTAAAAAACTCAAATTAGCATAGCTAGTCCAGTAGAGGTATAGATGATTGGTACCAACCACTGCTGGGCTTGCTACTGATCCCTGATCAGATGACTAGGCACGAAAGCGGGAGACGTCCCCACACAAACACCTAAAATCTGATCTGGGATCAGTTTAGAATGATTCTAAGTTTCATTCTAAAGAAGAGAGAAAAAAAAAGCGCCAAGCCTCAAGCTTCAAGCAGCTTGACAATGGTTCAGGGATAGTATAGGATGTATTTAGAAAGGAATAATTATGGATAAAGAAACAAACGGTCATTTGTATATAGCAAATGATAACTTAAAAAGAATAGCAGATGCGCTGGATCTTATCATTAAGATGGTAAAGGAAGATCAAGAACGTAGTAGAAAATATATGGAAGACAAGAAGGATGACTAAGTCGTCCCGCGCAGGGTCCGAAAGTATTCGGGCCCTGGTTAACCACTGGCGGTGGCTCCAGGCCCAAGGACCAAGCTACAAGCTTCAAGCGGCAAGCTGCAAGCGTCAAGCTGCAAGCTTGACAAGACAACATTATAAGGATATAGTATCCTATAAAATACAGGAGAAATAAACAATGAATATAAAAGAAGCACAAGCAATAACTCACACATTAAGCAAGCCTGGCAAAATGCCTGGATTTGCTTACAGTACACCAGCCCACGAATGCAAGACAGGGACCAAGCTCCGGGCTATTCCTAACAGTGTTTGCGCTAACTGTTACGCATACGAGCGCGGCCGTTATAGATTCCAAAATGTAAAAGATGCACAATATAAAAGATTCAGGTCATTAACCCATCCGCTATGGGTGGAGGCTATGGCTGCACAAATTAATTCAAAGAAGGTCAAATACTTTAGATGGCATGACTCAGGCGACGTTCAAAACCTGGACCACCTGCGACGTATCTATGAAGTATGCAAGCTCACGCCTGAAGTTAAGCACTGGATGCCTACACGTGAAGCATGGACCAAAGACTATATTGTTGAAGCTCCTGACAATCTTGTTGTCCGGTTCTCCATTCCGATGGTGGACCAGGCAGCAACTGACAGCTGGCCTAATACGTCGACAGTCTCAACTAAAAAAATTGATGTAACATGCCCGGCCCCGCTTCAGGGCAATCAGTGTAAAGACTGCAGAGCTTGCTGGGATAAATCAGTTTCTAATGTTTGTTACGGTGAGCACTAAAACCCCCGGGTATGTGTGGTTCTTCCACGACCACAAATGGAAGCAAAGGTATGATCCGAGCGCCAAGCGTAAAGCTACAAGCGTCAAGCATCAAGCTCCAATATTCAGGAAGCTTCAAGCAGCAAGCGACAAGCGTCAAGCCCCAGGCAACAAGCTTCAAGCGCCAAGCCACAAGCGGCAAGCTCCGAGATCCTTGAACCACGGTACAGGGATATTGAAGAAGTTTTAGGGGTACAAGGACCAAGGGCCTTTACCATGATAAATGTATTCTTAGGATGACGTTTATGGAATGCAATTTGGTGTGGAGAAAATCTAAGTTTTTTACTCTTCGTTACCTTAAGCTCTACAGTACAAAAGTTCCCAGAAGTATTACAGACCAATAGATCAGGAGTACCAAGTAAGCTATTGTTTTCAATTCGAATAAGCGAAAGTTGCTTAAAATTTCTTTTAATTTGTTGATAGAATTTAGCCTCTGGGCCCATATGTTTTTTAAGGTAACCACTGCACTTAAATATTAAGTTTTGGTGGTATAATTAAGTTCTGTTTTCTCTCTGTTTTAAGTACAAGGCGGTGTGCGCTATGTCCTTTGTGACCAATTATAGGTGTTGTATTTTCGTGTACTTCCATCCTTACAATTTTTTCTAAGTGACCATCCAACTCTACCATAACAACAGCATTTGATAAGGCATTACCTTGTCGGCTACCATCTTTGTTTCCTTCAGTAAATTTAGATAAGAATTGTTGCAAGTCTTGTACTCTCATTATTTTTTTATTTGCAATTCTAATAGTTGGATCTCTTCGTTAAGTCTAGCTATTTCTGCTTGGAAGCTATCGTTTTGAGTTTTTAATTCTCTAATGGTAGAAGACATTTCAATTACAATTTGTTTAGTACCTTTTAATTGATTTTCAGTTTGAATGTGTAAACCTTCTCGTTCTTTGTATTTATTTAAATCTTCTCTGTATTGTTCTGTAAGTAAAGTAAGATCTAATGGACCTCTGTCGTCTTTTTTAAAATCAGGTGAAACAGTAATTTTAGTTTCATTTTCGAATGTTTTATCTTCATCTTTCATACCTTGACAATATAGGATAGTTACCTTAAATTGTCAACATGGGACTTCAAAAAAGATTGACAGAAATGCAAAAAAGATTTGCTGAGCTATTAGTATTTGGTGGGCCGGATGGACCACTGTCTAAATCAGAAGCAGCTGAGATGGCAGGGTATTCACCTAAGCGATCACGTGTTGAAGGCAGTGAGTTAACCAATCCAAAACACAGTCCTTTAGTTGTACAATACATGGGTAAATTACACGATGAACGACTACAAAAACACGAAGTAAATTATTCAAAACACATAGCTGAACTAGATAGAATTAAACAAGCAGCTTTGAAGAAAGGTTCTTTTTCTTCTGCGGTAAACGCAGAGGTAAGTAGAGGAAAAGCAGCAGGGCTATACATAGACAGAAAGATAATAAAAACTGGGAAGTTAGAAGACATGACAGAAGAACAATTAGAAGCAAAAATGAAACAAATCTTAGACGACTACGCACCTCTTTTAAACTTGAAGACTGTTGAAGGTGAATCAGAGGACGTTCCAAAAATTAATTCAAAGTAAGTTTTTTAATAGATACAATCACAGACGTAGGAATAATAACAGTGCTACCAATATCTTCAAACGTAGTACCCTCCTTGCTTTCAATATAATCTCTAAATATTCTAGTAACACCTTTACGTTGGCTTAAAAGATACCCTTTAGAAACCGCTACGGGTAGCTTATCTTTGTCTAATGATGATAATGTACTCCAGCCGTCGTCACCTTCAATGTCAACCCATCTTATCTCTACAAAAGGATATTTAGAAATATCTTTTCCAAGTTGTTTATAAGGCAAAGGTATAAATTTCTTTTTCTGTTTAGGCATATCTGTATATGTATCTAAAAAAAATCAGTTTTACCAGAATTTTGTATCGCGCGCGCATAGGCAAACTAGAATTGGTAGTAAGGTGACACTATTTAGTGTCACATGACACTTTTTAAAACCACAATTTGGCATACATTAGCTATGTATACCAACACTTATAATCAAAGTGACACAAAAGACACTTTTTCTATAGTAGTTTTTATTTTTTTTTTTATTTCTTTTCCCATACATATACACTGGAGTTTTGGTGTGTCTTATTTACAACACATTGTGGCATTATTATTACAGTAAAGCTTTTTCTGCCTTATTATGGACATAATATTTCCTCATTACGGACACTTTGTCTTCAGATTCAGCAATAATTTGTAACAGTTTGTCAATCTCACCGGTTATATCTATGTGTTCAGGTATAACTAAATTCTGTTCACAAATTATATCAATTTTGTAATGAGCATCTTCGATTGCTGCTTCATATCTTTTTAGAATGGTTCTAAATAGTCTATCGTTCATTTTGTAAAATCCTCCGCTTTCATTGGTTTGGTTCTTTCTTTTTCATCATGCATAAGTTCGTTATACATGTCGATTCGTTTTAGTGCTTTGTGCTTCCAGGCTCTAAGACTTGCACCTTGTGTCTTAAATTCTTGGTAATATAGGTCAGGCGTGCAGACCATGATAACTCCTTGCTCAATTTTGCTGCCGTAGACGTAGTCGTGGGCCA